AAAAGAATGAAGCTGTCTTTAAAAGATTACAGCTAATAGCTCAGAGATATATGCATTATGAAGATTTATATCCTCAACAAAGTGACGTAACGTAACTAATGACATTAGCTATTGTCACTGCAATAATGCAGGACATAACCAACGGAGAACTAACATGGATCTTAATTCAACTCAATTAAACACACTGATCGTGCAATACATTCGTGAAGTAGTGCGCGAAGAACTGCATCAGCAAAGCCCAAAGGACTGGGATATATCTGATTATACAGATGAGCTTGTTGATTTAATTCATGAGCAGATCAACAACGCAACTATAACTATAGACGTATAAGGAGAACTAACATGAAACTCAACTATATTGATTATGCAGACTTACCTGTGTCGGTAATGTTTGTAAAAGATGACATCGAATTGCTTCATGAATTCTTTTCATTTGTTGATGCAAACTTAGACGTGGCTGAAGATTTCAGACGGCCCATTTCACTAAGGCAAATCATAACATGCTTTGCAGAAATACATGCAAAACTAGAGGAGGTATAGCATGAAACATTTCTCAATGAACGACTTCAACTTTCCAGTTGAGCAACAACCAATCCATGATCAGCTTGGCAATATCATTGCTGGTCATCAAGCTGTTGTGCGTACCGACACCGATCAGGTGTTGGGCGTACATGGCTCACGCTACAAGATTGTATCGCACGATGATGTAGTCAACTCAGTTCTCGATGGGATCAAGACAGCAGATCTATCAGACGATTATGAAGTCAGCGTCGATGTGCTTGAAGACGGTCGCAAGCTAAGAGGTGAAATACTATTTAATAATCTTACTGTTGAACCAGCAGTCGGTGACTACATTAAGTTCCGAGTTAGCTTCTTCAATAGCTACGATGCATCTTGGTCCTTCTCTCAGCAAGCCAATGGCTTACGGCTATGGTGCCTCAATGGTTGCACCACACCGGACACAGTGGCCCGCAGTAGATACAAGCACACTGCATCGATCAACGTCGAAGGCGCAGCAGCCAAGGTAATCAATGGCCTTGAGCACTTTCAATCTCGCAAAGATGTCTGGCAAAGCTGGATGCACACCAAGCTAGAGCAACCACAGATCGAGAACTTCTTTAAGAAGACTGTCTGCAAAGCATTCACACGCCAGCAATCAGTCACCAAGACCAACGAAAAGCAACTGGAAAACTTGCTAAGTATTTGGAGCGACGAGCGCAGCAGCCTCGGCTCCAATAAGTGGGCGCTATACAACTGCCTTACTTATTGGGCTACGCACACACAAGATCTGCGCAAACCAGAGATTGCTAAATACAATCGTGAACTACAGATTGCCAGCGCAATGAAATCAAAACAATGGACGGAGATGGCATGAAGAAACTTTTAGCAGAGTTAGATGAAATGCTCGCAACGTTGAAACGTAAAGTTAAGGAGATGCAAAATGCGAATGAGTAAACAACACTATGAATTTATTGCAGACACGATTGGGCCAATGGTAGGTTGGCCCTCTCACCTACACTCAATAGCTGATGAGCTAGAGAAAACTAATCCACGTTTTAATCGTGAGAAGTTTCTGCAACGTGCAACCAAAGCTTGGGAGGACAACCATGACATACCAGATGTTGATGACCACATCCCATATTGAATGCCCAGAGTGCTACGGTCATGGCACTCTGACTTACACTAGGTTTATTAGGCAAGGTTTTGATGTCGATGTAGGCTACGAAGAAGAGTACAAAGACACTTGCTTTAATTGCAACGGTGACTGTGAGATTGAAATAGAACCAGAGGATCTTGACAACGATGAGTAACTTGCTGCATTAGTGCAGTATGAAGTCGTATCTAAAACACCTACAAGATAGAGCAGAGGAAACAGACATCTCTCTGCTCACCTCTTTCAAACGAGCCAGCGTTCCAACGTCTACTTATTATAGATCAATAAACGGAGACACCGAACTGAGATACGATACCGCAGTGAAAGTAATCAATGCTATCGAAGAACTTCACTCGATACAACAAGCCCGTGAGCATACCGAAAGACTACGATCTTCTGGTAAAGATATTAACAGACGCTCGGTACGAGCTAAGTTTAAGCCAAGAAGCATTAGCTCATAAAATCGGATGCACTGTATCACTGATCCACAAGTGGGAAGCACAGAAGCGTATCCCATCTGGATTCATGCTGATGTGTTGGCTGGATGCTTTAGGCTATGACATCGAAGTCAAAAAGCGCGATTGATTGCATTGCGTGTCAAACCACTACCACTTGGTTCGTTGCAATACTTAAAAACAATGGCGCAGCTACTTACGAGAAGCATTGGTATGTCTGCCTTCATTGCTATGAGGAGGACAAATGGCAAACCGTAACAAGAACAAAGGAACTTACCACGAGAAGTGGTTCGTCGACTGGCTTACGAAAGCGAAGATCAAAGCGAAAAGGCAACCCCTCTCAGGCAGCTTGGGAGGAGAGTATAGCGGCGACATCAAGCTCGAACTCTTCGGACAAGAATTGGTGGGAGAAGTAAAGTATAGGGATAAGTCCAACTTCCCTAGTCCATTTACAGTATTAGATAGGCGAGACATTGCCTTCTATAAAAGACGGACAGGAAGTCCGCAAACTCTGGTCATCATGAGCGGTGATCAATTCCTTAAACTTATGGAGAACGCAAATGCAGAAAGAAATAACAGCTGAATTTGATGGAGACGATTATGTTTCTAGTCGAGATAAACCAAGACTTACACATCAAATACATCAAGTAAGAATGTACATGGAGAATAATGATTGGCTATCTGTAAAGCAAATCTCAAATGATCTTAACTTCCCAGAGCCAAGTGTGTCTGCACAAATAAGAAATCTAAGAAAAGAAAAATTTGGCAACAGAATTGTAGAGCGCCGCTACCAAGGCAACGGCCTCTATGAATTTAAACTAATGCCAAAGGACAATGACAATGAAGAAACCTAAATCATTAGGCAATGCAGTAGCTAGTAGTGTGTGGGATGCACACATTACAAAAGCCACAAGCTCACCGCACTATGCTAGAGAATACAAGAAGTATACTTATGTACTGGATGAGTATGAGATTATAGCCAAGCGTATCAAAAACGGTGAGCCTGTTGGTGAGCCATACTTCAAAGGCGAGCAGCGAAAAAAACTGCTTGAACTTACTGACATTACAGAAGCTGACCTTAAAAAATATCTTGAGTAAGCTGCAAGTATGCAGTAGTCTAACCTATATAATAATAAGGAGAACTGATATGGATGATCGCATCTGTATGTATTATGTATTGTCTCGACTAGATGATATAATCAAAGCTGAAAGCATAGAGCTAAGTTATGAAATGGTAAGCTCACTTAAAGATGAGCTAATTTATAATCTAGGTGTTAATGCAAGGTTGCGTCATGGAGCGTAAAGGTTTCATAGGCGGCAGCGACTGCGTAAAAATTATGAATGGCGACTGGCTTGAGCTATGGCAGATCAAAACTGGTCGCGTAGAGTCAGACGACTTGTCTCGCAATATTGCAGTACAACTCGGTAGCTGGACTGAAGACTTCAATCTTAAATGGTTTGAGCAAGAGCACAGCTGCGTACTGTCTGGTCATCAAGAAGAGCTAGAGGATATGATCGGCACTGTTCCAGCCAAGGGCATGATCGATGCTCGCTGGGGATCTCGTATTGTCGAGGCCAAGCATACCAACCCATACAAATCTATAGATGATGTTATCGAATACTACATGCCGCAAATACAATTGTACTGCTACCTGTCAGATGCAGATGGCGCATATTTCTCAGTAATCTTTGGCAACAGCAAATGGGAATCAACCTATGTCTCGTACAACCACAAGTATTTCAATTCTATGTGGGCGGTGGTGTCAGATTTCTGGGGTTACGTTGTACGCGACGAAGAACCGATTGGTATTCAAACGCCAAGCATCTCCATTGACAAGATTGAGGTGGACAACATGGTCAAGCGAGACGCCAGCACAGACAACCAGTTCATCGACGCAGCAGTTACCTACATCAACGGATACGAACACAACCGCGTGTTCGAGAACGCAAAGAAAGATCTCAAGAACATGGTCGGCAGCAACGAAAGAGAAGTTTACTGCGACCACCTTACAATCAAACGAGACAAGCGGGGATCACTCCGCATAACAAGGAGAACCAACAATGACTAATAACCTCAACATCTGGGACAAGCTGGCCTCTTCAGACCCCAAATATCTGAAGAAGGTCAGCTTCGGCAGCCGATCATTTACCGCCATCGATCCGCAATACCAAGTTAAGAAGATGACTGAGCAGTTCGGACCAGTCGGTGAAGGCTGGGGTTGGCACAACACAACAGAGATCGTGCCTGTGAGCAACGGAGACAGCGCTGTACTAGCGCATGTTACTGTCTGGCATACATCGCCAGCAAATTCATTTGGCCCCTTCACAGGGTGCCGTAAGTTCTTTGATGCAGCCAAGGGTCGTATGGCTGAGGATGCACCGAAGATGGCTATCACTGATGGCCTAACCAAAGCACTGTCACACATTGGCTGTGATGCTGACATCTTCTTAGGTAAGATGGATGGTAACAAGTACGATCAAGACAGTGGTAACAAGAGCAGTGGCTGGTAGCCACATAATACAGGAGCCAGAAGCATGGCAGAATATGACGATACAAACAGAGGCGCAGCCTTTACACCATTCCCAACGCAGCAAATGATCTTGCAAGGCAAGGTCAACGTAGAAGGCGTGGATTCAAAAGTAGTTCTTGTCAAAGACCAGACCAAAGACGGTCGTGGTATTGTCGAGGTCTATCAGAAGATGGCCGTAATGTTTGACAATGACAAGAAGGGCAATGATGCAGCACCCGATTACTCTGGCCCCGTTGGTGAAGACAAACGGATTGCTGGGTGGAGACGCATGAAAGATGGTAAACCTTATATGTCTTTTCAGATAAGCGACAAACAACAAGGTCAACAATCTGCATCTTCGTCCTTGCCAGAAGATAGCATTCCGTTCTAAGCTAGGCTTAGTTCTCCAGAGGGACGTCCTGCCCTCCTCACAACTGCCCCGCTTAGTCAGATCACTCTGCATAGCGGGGCTTTTTTTTACCCAAAGGAAACAGCATGGAAACATGGGAAGAAATGACACAACGTCACAAGCGAGAAAAACTACAGCTAGTAAAAGCATTGGCGCAATCTCGCTGTACTCAAACAGAAGCAGCAAAAATACTTGACGTAAAACTATCTGGCCTCAATAATTTCATTCATCGCAACAACATATTCTGGCCTGTCGTAGAGCAAGGGAGAAGGCAATGAAAATACACCGCGCACATGAAGTAGAGTTAGACTTCCTCAAGCGCAGAGTTGATGTACTGATCGATGAAGAAAACAGAACTGATCCGCATCCAAATGTAAAACAAGATCTATGGGCAGCACGTTCTGAACTAAATCAATTCGTAAACAAACTAAGAAAAGAAGGCTATCACATATGAATGAGAAACTATTAGCCGCAATGCTTGAAGACGCAAAGCAAGTTAATAAAAGAGCTAGAGAAAGAGATGGGCAAAGCCGATTCTTAAAGCAAAACTTACCTGTTGATTACAACATGGGCGGCAGAGACGGTAGACCAGAAACAAAAGAAATAATCAGACTAGCCTTAGAGGGCAAGAGTAAAGACTCTATATGCAGACGCATGTCTTTCTTAGGATACAGTCGTGATAAAACTTTAAAGACTTTATCTCGTCACTCAGATAAGTTTGCCCACCTAAAGCATTAACTCAAAGTGAGGGCCATCAATGAATGGTCTTCGACCTTGTTCTCTACGCCTATCAACGTAAGCATTCATAGCCTCTTCCATTGTACCTTCCCACTTACGAATGTCAGGTATATGCCAAGCTGCTCCCCAGCGCACAGCCACACCAGCGGCTTCGGCACCTTCCTTCATAGCGTCAGCCAAATCGTCATACAGATTAAGCTCCCAAGAACCACGGCCCTCAATGTAAGCCATCAGATCAACAGCCAATCCATCTAAGTGCTTTGACTTCATGGTCTGACTAGCGCCCTTAGCCACTAATGCTTTCTGCATTTCCAATGTACGCAAGCCTTGAATAACTCCAAAGTCTGTCTTGGTTGCAGTGATTGCAAACTTAACCACAGAAATCATACGTTCATCTATGCCCTGCATTCTATCAAGACTGCGTTGTGATAGTTTAAAACTCATTTCTTTAATCCTTTCATAGTGCGGATTCCAAAGCTTGCAGCTATTGAAGCATACATTCCCCACTGCACCCAGAGCGGTGTGGTCTCTAAGTTAGCAAACCCAATTGCCATTACTTCCTGCATAGAAGGAATAAAATTCATGCAAAGAATAGCTACAAAAACTATAGTCCATAGTTCATCCTTCCAAGAATCCTTTGAAGCTTCGATAGCTGACTGCTCCCAGTCCATCTCACCAGTAGCTTGCTTGAGCTTGATCTCTGCATTGGCTTTCTGAACAGCAGCCTTACCGTCTAAGTAACTGGTAGCTAACCCACCAACTGCACCTATAATCTGACCGATCATTTCTCATGCCCTACCCATACTGCGAAAGCACCTGTGAGAGCGCCTGTAACGGTGGCTGTGAGCGCGGTAGCCTGTGTGCTTACCACATCCTGCGGCAAAGACATGAACCACTCTATGACGCGAATATACATGATAGTCATAACGAGCATCATAATGCGTGGCATTATCTTCCATGCCAATATCTTTTCCATAGCTATAGTCATCTGATCCCTTTCAAAAATTCAGTAAAGAAATACAAAACAACAACACCACCAACAGCTAATAAAGAAGCTATACCCCAAGTAATATATTTAATTGTAGCTGTTATTTGCTTTTGTCTTTCTTCAGCTTCTTTCTTTCGCTGAACGCGCATCTTAGCCTCAAAAGCTAAGAATGAATCCCAAGTTCCGGGCTTACCGTACAAGCGGCAAATGGATTCTAACTCTTTTCTTTGCTCTTGTATCTGTTGCAAAGCAATGAACTCATCAAAGTCATCAGCAGACTTGCCCATAACTTTGGAAAACAAACCGTCCTTCTTACGGTTGCCTCTAGCTTTTAGCTCCTCTTCCGAGCTTACTAAATTTTTAAGAGGTGCCAGAAAATCCGACACCTCCTTGCCATTAGAAACAAACTTCTTAATCGTGCTGTAAGCAGCGTTAGCTGCTGCTAATTCAGCGAGCATAATTTAACTCATCATATTAACGCGAAGAAGCAATGCTATGATGAATGCAGACGCACCAATAACAATAGCTTCCAAGCGCTTAACGCGGTTAAACAAATCTTTGAATTGAATATCCATCTCGGTTTTTATAGCCACGATTTCTTTTTCCAATCCATCGATGCGAGTATGTGCTGATTGTACTGTGCGTTTATCCATTACTCTATTGCTTCTTTTAGCTTATCAAGAAAAGCCTCTCGACCTACTTGAAGTTGTATTAGATTGAACTGAGTGTTAGCAATCTTTTGATCTAAAGAACCTATATGATTTATACAGGCTTTTGCTTCATCAGATAGTTGATCTTCAGTGTATTCTACATCGTCAATCGTAATGACCTTTTTGTCTTCAGTCACATTGATCTCCTTTTAAGTTATGCTGCCCACGGTGTACCCGAAGCAGACGTTGGATTAACTATCGCATCAATCTTAGAAGCAATAGCAGCTTCAGTATCAGCTTGTGATACATGACCCCAGACCCAGCCTTGAGCTTGAGCCTCAGTTATATCGTCATATGGTGTGAAATCAGCAGCAGAGGCATCGTAGGTTAGCCCACAGGTGCCATAAGCTGATGCTGTGTTGCCATCGTCATCAACGGCTGTGCAGCGCCAGTGAGCAATATATACGCCACCGTCAGCGATTTCGTGTTCCAAAGTTGGAATAGTCCAAGTGTAAGTAATAGCCATTGTTATATCTCCTTTAGGCGTTTTCTAAGGCAGTGATCCGTGCCTCTAGTTCTTTGATTGTAGCAACCAAGAGCGGCACTAGCTTGCTTTGGTCAATGCCTTGGTAATCAGGAACGCTGCGTGTACCCATGACGGCTTCAGTAACGACATTACCATCATCATCAAGAACTTCTGGTGTAACTTCATATTCTTCGTCACGCATTGCATCCTTTGTGCCTGTGACAGCCTCTGGAACAACAGCCTGCGCCTCATGCGCAAGAAAACCATCGACCCTAGTGCCGTCAACAATCCACTCAAAGTTGACAGGGTTAAGCTGTTTAAGGCGATCTGTTGCACCTGTCATTGATTGTGCGTCAGTCTTTAGGCGATAGTCCGATGAGGTGTTGTAAGCAGTTGAGGAAACAGTTGACGTTATTGTGCCTACTGCTGCATCGGCTCCATTCCTAAAATCAATCTGGGTTGCTGTTTGCCCACCTGTTGCATATGCATTCCTTAATTGCAGCGTGGGATAGTTTACACCGCTTGTAGTCATATAGTTTTGCTGTGGGTAGGTGGTACTTTCTGAATACAATTTTCTATTAGTTGGAGCAGTGCCGCCAAGGTTAATGGTGCCACCAAGGTAAAGGTTTTTGAATCGTCTTGACGCTGCCCCTAATGAAATAGCATTATCTCTATTAATTGGAACACTGGGATTATATGGGTCAATACTGTCATTTCCACTATTAAAATATATGCCAGTGTCTGCTGTACCAATGTATGTCCCACTCTCGTGCGCCCCAATACTCCCCACAGGTGCGCCATTTTTGCGGAACTCTGCAAGGGTGCCATCATTACCAGTGAGATTTAATCCCAGAACAATTCCGTTGTATCTAGCAGCATCTAACTTTCCGTCACCTCGCAAGTTCAGGCCATTATCTGCTGTAGTCTGAGTGTTGTTATCATAGACAGTAGTATCAGTAGTACCCAGCAGCAAGTTACCGCTGCTGTCGATGCGCATGGCTTCTGAATATGTGCCACTTACCTCATTTGCATTAGATGATGTATAGTTAAAGCTCAGACCAACACCACCCGCTGCACTTCTTTCAGTCTGTATTTTGGCACCACCCAATGTATTGTCTCTAGCAAACTCTAACTTTGCGTTATAAAGAGAGCCACTCAACGGGTTTTGAATTAGTATGCCATCAGTGCTAGACCCACCGCTTACGTGTAGAACATCACTAGGCGAAGTCGTCCCAATCCCAACATTACCATCATAAGTAACGGTCATCTTAGCATCTGCTAATCCAACATTACCGCTGCCTGTGTCACTATCTAATGCAAAATGTAAGTTGGCCCGTGCATTACCGTCTTTGGCTTCTGCAATAATAGCAGACTTCATGTAACCGCTATAGTAGCCCATACCAAGGCCAAGCCAGTTACCATCAACATTAAATGCGCTTGATGTTAGCTTTGCTTTAAAACCACTTGCGGCAGTGTCATTTATAATTAGGTTTGCCGCAGGTGTTGCTGTTCCACTCGTACCAATTGCAACCCGACCGCTGCTGTCGATGCGCATACGCTCTGAGCCGCCAGTGGCAAAGAACATGTCATCTGTTTTAATACCAACCTGCCCAACATTTGTTGTTGAGTTATCTTTGAAACCTATGTTTGCGTTTGCGTCTGTGCTTTCTACTGTAATTAACTGATTGCTAGAGCCATACAAATGCAAAGGCGCACTAGGCGAATCTGTGCCAATCCCTAGACGCTCATCCGCAGCCGACCAATGAAATTTTGCAGTGGTGCCTGTGTCCTCATAAAAGCTGATGTCGCCGTTGCCTGCAATGCTTAATGAAGGATTAGTGTCTGTCTGGTGGTCTGCGTTAAAACGGAGCTCGTTGTTTGCCGCCAAACCGTCAGCACCCGCATCAAACGTAATAGAACCTGAGTTACCATCACCACCATTGTCTGCTTTTGCATACAGGCCAATAGTTACAGCTTCGCCTGTAGTGCTATTGCGAACCTTCAATAGCTGGCTTACTGCAGCTTCTGTATCTGCCCCATCCACAGTCAGCCCAGTAGTCGTAAGCATCTCAGCAGAGGCGTCCCATGTTAGCTTTGCCGTGGTGCCTGTGTCCTCGTAGAAGCTGATGTCGCCATTGGTGTCAATCTTCATGCGACTTGTTTGAGATGCAGTCGTTCTGAACAGCAAAGAACCAGATGCACCTATCTGATCTATAAAAGATGAACCAGATGCACGATTAAACTGGACGTTGTTACCTGTTGAGGAAAAAGTGTTTCCTCCCCCATCTACAGACAGTCCATCGCTGGTCAAAGTCCCAGAAATGTCTACACCTGTGTCGGTGGTGGCGAGTTTATTTGACCCTGAATGATATAGCCTTGCTTCGCCAGAGCTTTGCTGTCCTAAGAAATACAGATTGCCAGTGGAAATATCACGCAGTTGTATATCAGCACCATCTATTCTCAGATTTCCAGTGCCAGTATCTTGAATATAACTATGCGTCCCATTATGAAAAATCTGTAGGTCAGACCCAGCGCCGAAGATGGCTTTTTCGTTATCAGCAAATAAAGTATCGCCGCTAGAGTTCTCAGTCTTTAACTCAAAGCCACCAGCAGTTGCTCCATCATGAATTCTTACACGCTTGTTAGTAGTGTCAAACGTAAGCTCGCCCTGTGCGCCAGTAAATGAGTTGTTTTCTGTAGCAGTGCCGCGACGAAGTTGTACCTGTGTAGCCATTATAAGCTCCCGTAATCAGTAGATGAAGACACTGAATCACTCACAGCGCCATAGTCAAAAATGCCATCAATTACACCAGCATTGATGTTAGAGGCCACTAAGTTAATGTTTGCAAGATTAGCAATGATTGTATTTATATCTGCGGCATCACCAGCAACAGCAGTAATATTACCGCTAATGCCAGCCGCAGTTGTTACATCAGAACTAATTCCAGCAACAGTCGTAACGTTTGAACTAATTCCAGCGACCGTAGAAACGTTTGCGCTAATACCGCCTACAGTATTAACGTCAGTAATGTTTGTAGCCACAGTATCAATCTCAGATACCGCTTCATTTAAGTCATCGGCTACAGTAACAACCTCAGAAACAGCTTCATTAAGATCGTTGGCAACGCTAATTACGTCATTAATGTTTGTAGCTACGGTATTAACTGAAGCAATATTATTTGAAACCGTTTCTAGTTCATCGGTATAAGTTGCAATAGTAGGCCAATCAGTGGCAACAGACGATACATCTGAGATAGCGTTAGCAATCGTATTAATATTTGTTAAGTTAGACGCAGTAGTATTAACGCCAGAAATGTTTGCAGCAACAGAATTAACATTACTAATTGCTGTGGCAACCGTGCCAATATCAGCAGAATCCCCAGCCACACTTGTTACATTCCCAGATATGCTAGATACAGTTGCAATATCAGAAGAGATATTAGCAAGTGTAGAAATATAACCAGTATCACCAGCAACCGTAGTAACATTAGCACTAATGCCAGCAACCGTTGTGACATTCGTTACAATATTAGCAACATCATTAATGTCATCTATATTTGTAGCGGCTAGATTAATGTTTGTTGCGTTGCTGTTGGCCGTATTAATTGCACTTGAAATGCCAGCAACAG